AATATCAGCAACCTATGCAGCAGTATCAGCAAGCCCCACAAGGGTACGTACAGCAGCCGCAATATGCGCAACCTGCCTACCCTCCACAAGGGCAACCGCAATATCAGCAGGGGCAAATGTTTAACCAGTATGGGCAAGCACCTTCGCAAGGAGACGGCATACCGTATTAATGTAAAACAATTTAAAATAAATAAAAAATGAACAAGTATGTAATTAAATTTAGCCACGTGGAAGAAAGTGAGTACACGGCTATTGTAGAAGCAGAAAGCTATGAAGAAGCAATGGACATTTTTGAAGAAAGTCCGTTTGACTATCTTGAAGATGAAGAACCCGACAGTGTGCAAGGACACGCATTTCACGTTAGTAAAGTAACTGAAGATGGTGAGGTTGTGTATGAAAAATCAAAGAAATTAATAGCGGAGTACCGTTAATATTAGGTAATTAACACAACAAAAAAGCAAGTATCAAAAGGGATAGTAGCAGGTTCGAGTCCTGCCTTGCTTTCAAAGACGATAACAATGAAAAAGATAACCATTCCGAGCAACGTTAAGAACGGCAAATTGGTGCAAAATCGCAATCTTATACAAAACGCTATAGCCTCATTTGAGGACACAAATATCAATATTACCATTGAGAGGCGAAGCAAGAAACGAAGCGTACAGCAAAATGCTTTCTATTGGGGTGTTTGGATACCTATCATACAACAGGCTATCAATGATACTTGGGGCGAGTTTTACCCTCCTAATGAGGTTCATAATGTACTGAAAGCCTTGTGTAATTATGAGGAGCGTCCTAATCCTGCTACTGGTGAGATACAACGAGTGCCAGTGAGTAGCACCAAGTTAAGCACTTATGAATGGGAAAAGGAGTTTAAGCAGCAAGTAAGGCAAATGTGTATGGATAATTTTAATCTTGATTTGCCTGAACCTGATAATGAGGAATAAGTAATTTTCACTCCTCGTTAAGCAAGGATAAAAACAAGTTGTAAAACACTGAATATCAAAGTGAAGATATAAATAAGCAAGTTTTAAAGTAAAATAAGCAATGAAAAAACGAATGAAAATGTTTGTTAGTTTTAAAAATAGTCGTACATTTGCACCAACTCAGACCAAGAGTTTTAATGCAACTTTGTCAGTATTAGCCACTTTTAATGGTAATACTGCAACAACTGATGTTGTTGCTAATGATATAGGCTATCAATTTCCTGCGGTTTGCTATGCTGTAAAGTTTGCAAATACTCTTGGTCGAGTGGAAAGAGATAGCCTCTTTTCTTTTTCTAAACTAACATTCAATTTTTGTTCGCAAATGACCAAGAGTACAAAGATTGCTAACTTCACGAATAATAGTAGTGGAGATTACACGCCTTGCAGTGCGAAAACTGCCCACACTTCACTTTTAGAAATCCTACCGAAAGTAGAACACATCGGAATGGATTTGGAGGGTAAAATCTACAATCTTACCCAAACAAAAAATCACCTTTCAGACCTATTTAGTGAGGCAATAGACAAGCTGCCCGAAAGTAAGGTAAAGAATAACCTATACTCTATTTTGTGGCAAATACAGACGATTGACGACTGCATTGCAGGTTGTCTAACCGCTGATGACTTCTACAACTTGGATAACTTCATCTTCTACTCTAAGAAATTACTAACCCCTAAAAACAAATAACCTATGATAACAAATCAGAATATGATACGCAAAATGGGGACTTTTGATGTTACCCAACGCACTAAGGACGGATTTTTTAATGCTACTGCATTAGCTAAGCAATGGAATAAAACCAATAATCAACGAAAAGAAGTAACAGATTTCTTACGCCTTAATTCAACAAAAGAATATATACAAGCTATTGAAAATGACATAGATATTTTAAACACGGGAAATCCCGTATTTAAAATAGGGCGCGGAAAATATAGCGGAGGTACTTGGATGCATCCTTACTTATTCATTGATTTTGCAATGTGGTTAAACCCTACCTTTAAATTGCAAGTTATAAAATTCGTTTATGACGAAATGATAAAGTACAGAAACCTTGCAGGTGATAGTTATAAAGAACTTTGTTCAGCAGTTAGCAAACTTGTACCAAAGGATTTTGTAGTAACCGCTATAAGAAAGGTAGCAGAGGCGTTAAACTACATTGTTTTTGGCGACCACAAAAACGGCATTCGTAACGACTTCGGAGAAGAACAAAAACAGCAGGAGTTATGGGAGTTTCAGCGCAAAGTAACATCACTAATCAATGAGGGTTTTATTTCCACCTTTGAATCTCTTGTTGATTATTTGAGGACTTCCTACAAGAATAAACATTTACCAAAAGTATTTAATTAATATTAAAAATGAAAGAATTGAATTTAAACATTGACAAAAACAAATATTTGTCAGAAGCCGTAGGGCGATTAATAAAGTTTGAGAGTTCAAACGTTTTTGGGTGCGACTATTTCGCACAATCAAGAGCTTTATTAGACTTGATAGAGTTTCAAAGTTATAAAGTTAAACACCTCATTGAAACAGGGCATATATATTCAGATATTGGAAAAGACCTGTTAGATAGTTTAGATGCCTTACACACCTCTGCAAGGATATTGTTAGAGCAAATTAATGAAGAAGATTTTGATGCAATTTCTGAATTATTAAATAATGCTATTGAAAATCTTAATGCAAGAAGTTAGTTAGTATTTCCGATAAACTGGCTACCCCGATAGGCAAGCACTCACGTTCGAGCCGTGAGCGGGGGCTAAGATTACTTAAATGTCTAAAACCCGTCTAAGAAATAGGCTATTAAAACAACAAAACAGCATCACAAACAGCATAACTACCTAATAACCAGCCCCTACCAAATGGCTAAAAAGCCGTCTAATTTGTTTAACCGATTTGAAGGAGATTGAGTGCGCATAAATCTTTATCAAATCTCTAATTTCAAATCAAAAAATGAATGAGTATCAAGAGTTTTTAAAGAACAAAATCAAAATCGCTCCTAAACAAGGGTTTGAATGTTCGCTCAATGAGATTAACCCTCGTATGAAGCCCCACAACCGATTAATGGTAAAGTGGATGGTCGAAGGCGGCAGACGTGCTTGTTTTGCGTCTTTTGGGCTTCACAAGACCGTTACACAGCTGGAAGCTGTTAGGGTAGTCCTTCAAAAGTTAGGAGGAGGTAAGGGTCTTATAGTTTGTCCGCTATCCGTACGACAAGAGTTTGTCGAAGATGCTAAGAATATTCTTGGCTGGGATGTAGCCCCTAAGTTTATCCGCAGAATTGATGAAACAGACGGCAAGGACGGCATCTACCTAACCAATTATGAAAGTATCAGAGACGGCAAATTAGACCCTCGACACTTTCAGGTAGCAAGTCTTGATGAGGCGAGTATCCTCAGAGGCTTAGGAGGCTCTAAAACATTCCGTGAGTTTATGAGGTTATTCACAGGCGACGCTGGGCCAATGCAACAGCGTAGAGGGGCTGACAATATCAAATACCGATTTGTAGCCACGGCCACTCCCTCCCCTAATGATTATATAGAGTTATTAGCGTATGCTGACTTTTTAGGGGTAATGGACGTATCACAAGCCAAAACGCGCTTCTTTAAACGTGATAGTACTAAGGCTGATAAACTCACCCTGCACGCTCATAAAGAAGAGGAGTTTTGGTTATGGGTGTCCTCTTGGGGGCTTTTCGTTACAAAACCTTCTGATATTACTCAAAACGAAGCAGATGATATGGGCTACATACTCCCCGACTTAGATTTGCGTTGGCACGAAATACCTACTAATCACGAAAATGCGGGGGTAGAAAAAGACGGACAAGGAAAGTTGTTTAAGGATACAGCTCTTGGACTGCAACAATCAGCACAAGAAAAAAGGGAGTCATTAGATGATCGCATTGCTAAAATGTTAGAACTACGTGCTGAAGACCCTGAAGCACATCGTGTAATATGGCACGACTTAGAGAGCGAACGCAAAGCAATCGAAAAGGCTATCCCAACACTAAAATCAATATATGGCTCTCAGGATTTTGAAAAGCGTGAGGAGATAATAAAGCAATTCTCTTATGGCGAGTTGCAAGAGTTAGGAGCAAAACCCGTGATAGCAGGCTCAGGGTGTAACTTTCAGCGGTATTGCAGTTGGGCAATATACTTAGGGATAGGTTATAAGTTTAACGACTTTATTCAATCTATACACCGCCTGCAACGTTTCCTACAGAAGAACGTGGTGCGAGTAGATTTAATCTATACCGAAGCTGAGCGCAACGTGCGTAAAACCTTAGAAAACAAGTGGAAAAATCACAACAAACTCGTAAAGAATATGACGGAAATAATCAAGAAATATGGGCTATCTCATTCTGAAATGGCTCAGGTGCTTACTCGTAAAATAGGCGTGGAGCGTATTGAGATAAAAAATGATTACTACCATATCGTAAATAACGACAATGTAGTAGAACTCAATCCTAACGAAAACCCACACGCACTAAAAGACAACAGTGTAGGGCTTATCCTTACCTCAATACCCTTCAGCACCCAATACGAGTATTCTCCTAATTATGCTGATTTTGGACATTCTGAAAGCAATGAGGAATTTTTTAAGCAAATGGACTACCTTACCCCTAACTTATTCAGAGTGCTGCAACCTGGCAGAATAGCGGCTATACACGTAAAAGACCGTATCGTACCAATGGGGCTATCAGGAATGGGCGTACAAACCGTCTACCCTTTTCACGTAGATTGCATACAGCACTACACCAAGCACGGCTTCGCCTATATGGGTATGAAAACCATTGTTACTGATGTGGTTCGTGAAAATGGTCAAACCTACCGATTAGGCTGGAGTGAGCAATGTAAAGATGGAACTAAGATGGGTGTAGGAATGCCTGAATATCTCTTACTATTCAGAAAGCCTGCAACCGATAAAACTAACGCTTATGCTGATGAACCCGTAATTAAGAGCAAAAAAGACTACACACGGGCCAAGTGGCAAATAGACGCACACGGATTTACACGCTCCTCAGGCAACCGTTGTTTAAAGCCCGAAGAGTTGGCTAAACTTCCTCACGATAGCATATTCCAAGAGTATAAGCGTTTTTCGTTGGAAACAATCTATAATCACGACTTTAATGTAAAAATAGCCGAAACATTAGACCTGCACGGCAAACTTCCCACCTCGTTTATGCTCTTACAGCCTCAAAGCTGGAGCGAAGAGGTCTGGACGGATGTAACCCGTATGCTCACCCTAAACGGATCACAATGGAGCAAAGGAAAAGAGATGCATCTTTGCCCAATGCAGTTTGATATTGCCGACCGTGTAATTGAGCAGATGAGCAACAAGGGAGATGTAGTACTAGACCCCTTTGGAGGGCTAATGACAGTACCCTATCGTGCAGTGCTTAAAGGTCGTTATGGAGTAGGCTTTGAACTCAATCCACAATACTTTTTAGACGGTGCAGCCTATTGTGAAGCAGCTGCACAAAAGGTAAGTATGCCAACGCTTTTTGACCTTATAGAAGAAGCAGAAGCAGCGCAAAAACAAGCAGTCTAATATTTCATTCATTTGTCTCCCCTTGTCTTTGGCGAGCGTTATTATTTGGCGTGCCATTGTCCAGAGAGCAAG